TAATTTTTGATCCCCACGGCGGAAATTTTGTAAATCTTGTGAAAACCTGCTTGCTTCTTGCAAGTTTTGTTTTGTGAATCGGCGCCAGTTTTCAAGTATTAGTTTCATTCACAGTTATCCTTTCTTCTATTATCGGGCAGCTTCTTCTCTAAATACTTTATTAAAGAGCGCACGTCTGTTTTAAATGGCGGACACACAAAAGGAAAGACCGCATGTACCAGTTGAGTACACACGGCCATCTGACATTTGAAAGCAATACAGCCTGCCTCTGCTGCGTGCTTTAAATAAGTTTCACCAACTTCGTTCGGGTGTTTTGTAAATAGTTTCACATCAATAAATAGTTAATAAGTTTCTTGTTCGCCATCTTCAAAAGTTATAATTGTTTTATTGTCTGGGTGTGGTTTAATGTGGACTTTAATAAAATCATTCATCGAATCAAATATAGCAATGCCGCCCTTTGGAGGTGGGTAAAGCCAGTGAATAATACATTGGCCTGTCGCCAACTTAACACCTTCGATTACAACGCCCGTACCAGAGACGCCACTTTCATCGTCCTGCCGGCAAACCGTAAATGTTCTAATGCCTTGCGGTGCAAGTTTAGAGGGAGGTTTGGGCTTGAGGTCTTCTGCTTCGCCGTTTTGTGTTTCTTCCATGGTTTTATTCCAGTATTATAAATAGTTTTATATCTTCTCTAAGTATCTAAAGTTATGACATCTTATATGACATTTTTCCCCTTTACATATAAATTGGTGCATCTTATACCTGTTTTGTGGCCCAGTTCGGTATGGACCTATATAAAGTAAGATCTCCCCTTTAAGCTCTTCTTCGTTGTGTGTGTTGTTTTCTACCCATCGGATCATTCTAGCGCCGCCAATTGAATCTATTAATAGCGGGCGAACACGACTTCGCTCTGTTATCTTTACTAAATCTCCGATTGATATATCTTTTACTCTCATTACCATAAAGAGTCATTATCTGTATAAACTTCTCCTATAAGTCTACCAGAATTTCCACTCCACCTTCGCATTCGCTTTTGTTCGCCGTGTTTACATGTATGATAATAAATAAATGATTTTTCTTCTAAAAGCTTGCCTTCCTTTCTGCACTTGGGACATCGCCAAAATGCATGCTTCTTCTTTTCCATTTTTGTTCCTTTAAAATTGGGGGGGCTCTCGCCCCCCCGTTGTCCTGTTCGCTGCGTCGGTCATACACGCCAATGTTATTTAATTAAGTTTAAGTAAAGTTTAAGTAATGTTAATATACTTAGTTTCTTGCTTGATGACATCGGGCTTCTTTACAGTAAGCCCCAAAATGCCTGATTTGTAAGACGCAGTGATGCCCTCAAACGTTGTGCCTTCTGGTAGATTCCATGAACGCTGGAAAGAGTTACGAACAAACGAGTTGTTGGTCTCCTTCTTCACGCTGTATGAAACTGTAAGCACATCCTTGTCGATCGCGATCTTAAAGTCCTTCTTGTCCAATCCCGGCGCTGCCACCTCAATGGTCCAGTCGTCCTTGTTATTCAAGACGTTGGTATGTGGGAGTCCCGCTCCTTGCGGCCCTGTGTTAAAAAATGTCTGCCCAACGGGGCGAAACATCAGATCGAAATGATCATTCCAATCGGTAAAAAGATCTCCAAAAAGTCGATCCCTTGTTCTTGCTAGATTATTAGCCATTGTTTTAGTCTCCTATACTAATGTTATGCCCCTTTTTTCAACGGGCATATACAGTATAACATAGTGAGACTGTGTGTCAAGGCTTTTGCAAGAACTCTTTTAAAACTCTATCTATTGCTTTGTTTAAGTTTGTGTTTTCTTGTGTTATTTCTGAGGGCTCGTCGGTTATTTCTTCGGCTGCCGCTGCAATATAAGTATCAGTATTTGTTTTCAACGACTCTGCATCTGTGCCAGCTTTCGTGCCGCCGGCCTTTCTTTCAGCGTTGTTGTCGCTCAAATAAAATATATTAATGTCTTTAATCAAATCGCTTAATGAATTGAAAATATCAAAAACTTGTTGTGAAATAATCTCTGTATATGCCCGGGCAGCTTCGTTTAACAGTCCGCGATCGAGCGTAAGCACATAGTCCGAACCACCTCTGGTTCCCGGTTGTTTAATCATGTACTCTTGACTTATGTTAAAGTGCCCGGCTTTTTGTTTTTCTTCTTCTTCGGCTTCGTTTAATTCCTCTTTTGTCTTTTTTTCACCGGACCAAACACCCAACTTAGTAAGATGTTCAAAAAACTGATCATCAGTCTTGTGCATATCCTTGGCTACATAAACTTCAAAATATTCGCCCGTTTCTTCTTTAAACCAATCACGCATTCGTCCACCCGGCAAAAAATCTTTATAAAATTTGCCGCCAGCGCGGTTCGGATAAAAGAATGCCACTTCCTCTTCGCCCGTTGTAGTTTCAAAAGCATATGTTTGATTTGGGTCGAGGGTAGTATGCACTGGTCCAGTTTTTTTGCTCCATGGTAGCCACTCGCCTTCTAAGCTATTAACGTGAATGGGGGAGCCGGTTTTCGTTGCCGCACTATAAGCAATATGATAGCTTCCATCTTCTGCTTGTAAAACATAATCTTTAAGCGTCTTGCCCGTGGTCTTCCCGCGAACCAACACGGGTAAGTCAGCCATCTTGGCCAAGCCGCCAACCGTAAACATCACGGGCTCACGATCCTGTCTTGCCTCTTTCCTTGCATATGGACCAATCCAGTTGAACCAAGTTTCTCTATTAATTTCAAACTCATAAAATGTCAAATCAACTTTAGGCGTTCCCTCGCCTTCCTTAATAACCACTAAATATGTTTCTTTGCCGATGTTCCTCATGCCGTTAATCAAATCAGTAAGACTTCCTCCGATGCCGCTGGTCTTCCCTAAAAGCTTAAAAGAATATCCTTTTCTGCCGGTATTAATGCTTAGAGTAACATCTCCAGTACCGTGTTTGCCGCCACCTTCTTTGGCGTCAATTTGCACACCGCTAAAAATACCAGCAAACAAAGCTTCAAACAAAAAACCAGCAACGGCTGGATTAAACTGATGAACAACTGACGCAAAGATGTCCAAAAACATGAGGTTTGCCAACGCTTGTTGCGTGGTAAGACCTTCGGCCTTTACTGCTGCAGTATCAGTTAAGAATCTCTGCATTGCCTGAACTCTTCCAAGCGGCGTCCGTTCACCAGAAAGAGCATCACCAACCATTGTAATTAATTTTCTATCTTGTGAGCCGGGGCCAGTATCTACTTCTTTGCCCCATAAGTTTTCATTAATAAACCAACTGGGAAATCTGATTGGTGGAACTTCCTCTTTGCCCTCGGCTTTGGCCTCTACTCCTTGGAGTTCTTCAAAGAGTTCGCTTAACACTTCATTTATTAGGTTTTTCATATATGTAATTAGTCTCCTATTTCCATAAGATCTGAATTGCTACGATACAAAATGACAAGAAAACACAGGTCATTGTTTTTAGGGTAAACATACTCTCTTTCATGATGAAAAATGTAAGCAATGGAAATGTTAAATAAGATACCCCAAAGCCCAAAAGTCTAGACCCCCACACCTCTCCAAGCCCAGCATATGAATACTTTGAACCATACCAAAAGAACAAGGACGTAGGAAAGCAATAAATCAAGCAAGTTATAACAGGCTTGTCTTTCCACCACTCCCAAGCAAACTGACTATTGTTCATAAGCCAAGCTAATGCTTGTGCAACAATAAAGAAAGCCACCCCTAAAGTAATATGATAAAAACTATCTTTGGTCATCAAGCAAACCCAACAGTTGTGTTGAGCACTTTAAGATCTGAGTACGGATGAAGTTGAGGAACTTCAGTTAATTCTTTTTCCTCGTCACCATGCCAAAGAACCATAGCAATCAACTCATCTATAGACACGCCGGCCGGTACCATGTCTTCAAAATTACTAACGACGATCCCATAGCCGAATTCGGGCTTCTTTTTATGAACAACTACAGTGCCAATTGGATATGTTTTTGCCGGCTCATCAAACATCAGTGTGTATCCAACGAAATATTCTTTTCTAATATTTCTTTTTCTATTATCGCGCAGTTTGCAATTGCATCTTGAATTTGTTTTTCAGCCAGTGGGTGCGCTTTATCTCTCTCTGGGAGATCAACATAATAACGAATCAGTTTCTTTACTTCGCGCAGCGATGCAATGTGTTGATATAATAAAATTGTGGTATCCTGCGAAAATGAATTGCTGTCTTCTGCAAGTAAAGTTGTTCTTTTCAACATCTTTTCAACAATCGCATATACTCTAATTAGTGTAAGAACATCAATCATTGCCTTCTTGACTTGCTTTTTGCAATTCGGCCTCTTGACACGCAGTTAACAGTTGTGATGTTTCTTCAAGCGATGCATCAAGTCTTATCATTTTTTGTCTAATATTTTCTATGTCTTTTTGCATTTTTATAGGATTAAACACGCCATCTTCTGCTTCTCCAATCAATTTTTGGAAATCGCCGTAAACATTATTTTCCTCAAAGCAAGATTTCAAATGATACTTAATCCTTTTTGGGACTTTGTCCAAGTCAGAAGTATAAAAGTATCGAATTCTCATAATATAAATATCCTCTATTTTTCAATAACCGCATAATCTGTTATTATTAGTGTTGAAACTACAGATACAGCATTTTTTAATGCCGAACATGTAACTTTAACTGGGTCAATGATTCCTTCATCAAACATATCTACTATTTTATCAGAAGTAAAATCATATCCATTGTTGTCCTCTTCGTTTTCAACTTTGTCAAGTATAATATCTGCAGATACCCCAGCGTTGTCGGCCATTTGTCGAACTGGCTCTTTGATCGCCTTTAAAATAATTTTAAAGCCAACTTTTTGGTTTTCCGACAACTCCTGTGGCGCCTTGACTTTTTGAGAAGCGCGTACTAGCGCCACGCCGCCGCCCGCGTGGATACCGCCCTCTCTTGCCGATCTCACCGCCTCCAAAGCATCTTCGACTCTATGTTTTTTCTCAATCATTTCTATTTCTGTGGGGGCGCCAACGTATATAACTCCAACGCCGCTGGCAAGACGTGCCACCCTTTCCTGTATTTGCTTACAAATATCCAGAGATTCTTTTTTCTTAATTCTTTCTTTTAGCTTTTCTATTCTCTTTTCTACTTCTTGGTATGCGCCGCCAGTACCAGCAACAGTTGTGTAGTTTTTATGAACTTCAATTGTTTTGGCGCTACCAAAGTCTTTTAATTTTATATCTTTCAAGTTAAAGTTAGATTCTCTGGTGATAAAAGTTGCCCCAACAGATAGTGCAAGATCTGAAAGGATCTCTCTGCGCTCTAATCCATAGCGCGGGGCTTTAACAGCAGCAACTTTCATTGTTCCTCGCATAACGTTCATAATGAGAGCCGCCAGCAGTTGTCCATCAATATCATCGGCAACAATCAACAAAGGCTTATTGTCGCGATGTACTAATTCCAGTGCTGGCATCATCTCTTCAATCGTTGATAGCTTCTTGTCGGTTACAAGAACTAAACAATCTTCGTATTTTACCAACTCTTTTCTTTTATCATTAGTAAAAGCATTTGCAACATATCCACTATCAAAGCTGAAACCTTCGATTAAATCAAGAAACGTTTCCGAACTGCGCGACTCTTCTATCGTAATCGCTCCATTTTTACCGACAGCATCAACTGCAGTAGCAACCAGTTCACCAATGGCCTTATCGTTGTTACCTGATATTGTAGCTACATGAGATATGTCTTCTTTGCTTGAAATTGTTTTGGAGTTGCTTTCCAAGTATTTAACAATTTCTTCTCTTGCTCGATCCATTCCACGCTTTATTTCTATCGGCGGAACGCCGCTCTTTATATATTTCTTAGCCTCATTCAAAATGGCTCTTGATAATACTATAGAAGTAGTGGTGCCATCACCAGCTTCTGAGTTAGTTTGAAATGCAGCCTGCTTTAAAATTTGTGCACCGACATTTTCAAAAGGATCTTCTAGCGAAACAAAATTTGCTACAGTTACTCCATCTTTTGTAATGATGGGAGTCTTATCTTCTTTTCCCAGAATTACATTACGACCTCTCGGCCCAAGAGTACACGCCACATTGTTGGCTAATGTATTTATTCCCTTGCCAATGTGGTCACTTAAAGATTCACCGTTATTAAAATATTTCACCGCCCCTCCAAAAAGATTAGCTCTTATGTATAGTTTAATCCTTTTTTATTCTTTGTAAAGGATTTCTTTGATTTCTTTTTGAATCGGAGCTAATTCACCATTTATAATTTTTTCAAAGTGTTTTTGAAATTGTTTTTCTAAATATTTTTGAGAAGGCAACATCCAATAATAAGAAGAGGTAGTAAACTGCTTTATATAAAAATCAAAAGCCGGCTTTTGATCAGTTATCCAATAGTACGCCGCTAAACTGACCATATAAGCTCTGAACTCAAGCCATGTTCGACCTACACTCGGAATTGGCAGCAAAAAGAGCAAGCACAAAAGCCACCACCAACTCCAAAAAACGCCAACGGCGCCCAAAGCAAAGACTTGAGGGGCAAGGTATAAAAGATTAAAAAGCGGGCCCATTCTCTTTCTGTCGGCCATGTGCACATATTCATGTGCCATTACGATTATTGCAGAGATTGGGTTATCTTCTTTCCACGGCAAAGATGGCACATACATCTTAGGATATATTGTTGTAATGTAGCGGCTCATAAATGCTTTATTAAAAAACAATATTTTAGATAGGACTTTCATAAAAAAAGATTCCTGCTTCGAAACAATTTCAAAAGCAGGAATCTTTTCAGAGATATGTCTTTGTAAGTTTTCTCTTATTTTTATGAGTTTTTCAACTTCATTTATCATTAAGCCAAGCGTCTTAACACTCTACTAAGAATATTTTCAACTAGTTGTTTTTCATCAACAACTTCAATAGACTCTTCAAATCTAGCATCTGCTGCGCCTGTGCCTCGACCGTGACCATGCTGCCCACCGGCTCCACCTTCGCCTGCTCTGCCTTCTTCCATTTCATCTTCTTCTAATAGCTCTTCTTCGCCCTCTTCGGGGGGAAGCTCTTCCATGCCGCCTAACTCTTCTTCGCCACCTTCGGGGGGAAGCTCTTCTTCGCCCTCTTCGCTCTCTTTTTCAACAAGACCTTCACCGGCAAGGAGATCAACAATCTTTTCTGCCAAGTCTTCTGCAGTGCCGGCAGACTCTTCGGCCGGCTCCATTTCCATATCGCCAAGACCAGCCTCTTCCTCGCCCGGAACCTCTTCCATCGAAGGCATCTCTTCTTCTGGGGACATCTCTTCTTCTGGCGCCGGCTCTTCCTCATCTTGCTCATACAAGTCTTCTTCCAAATAGGTTTCGCTAAGGAACTTGTTGCGTGTAATGGTGGGAATAGCTGCCAGCTTCATGAACTGTCTGGTAACTTCTTCGTTTAATAGTGGCTTTTTGCTCATAATTTATTCTCCTTCGAAAAGAACTATTAATAAATAGTATGTCTAAAGCTTAAATTCCTTTTTTTCAGTTTTTTCATAACTCAGGTCTGAGTCTTTTTCAAATAGTTTAAAAATTTTAAGCCACTTTTCAAAATCTTTATCAGAATCCATCTTTACGTGAAGAATTTTTATGTCTTTATCTGTCGCAATTTTAACATCATATAAATTCATGAGCCTTTCCCCCATAAGTAAATACTACTTTAATGAAATATTTTTGTTAATTTTTTGCAAAGCCTTGTCTTGAATCTGTTTTATCCGCACATAACTTACTTTTAATCTCTCTGCAACTTCTCTCAAGGTTAAACAACCATTCTTTTGTACACATACGATCGTGCAGTTTAAATCTTCTTCATAGTCTAGCCAATGTCGGCAACCGGTGTTGGGACAACTGGTATTTAATTTTTTGCATTTTTCTACACAACTCATAGCTCTGGGTGCTCCTTTTGTATTAAATCAAAAATATTTTCTATCTCGCAAGTCTTTAATCCAAATTTGTTTTCATTTTCAGCTTTCTTTTCTAATATTCTTGCTTGTTTGCTTCTTTTTTTCTTATTTTGAACTTTATTTTTTTCCTTATGATCATTAATAAAATCTCTTATAAGTTTAGAGTCTTCAAGATACGCATTTATATATGCGCGCATAAACTTTGTTTGCGCCAGCCCATCATATTTTAATTTTACAATTAAATTGGCATGTTGCTGATCGGTTAAGTTAACAATTATACGTTTTTGTGCCATTTTATCCTCGCTTCAATATGTGTGGCGAACTTTCATATATGCCCGCCCCGGTTTGCTTACAAAAAATTGCTTTTGCGCGCAACTCTTTTAAATTGCGCGCTCCGGAATACGAGCAGCCGCTTTTAATTCCACCCACCAAGTCTTTTATTATATTTTTAACAGAGCCTTGATAGGGCACATTCGTCGCAACACCTTCTGGTGTGCTGGATTTGCCTTTCCATGCCTTTTGTGCTTTTTCGCTGGCCATCCCTCGATAAGCCTTGCGCCTGCTGCCGTCTGTGTAAGTTATTATTTGCCCAGAAGATTCAGTAGTTCCTGCCACAAGTGATCCCAACATAACAAAATCAGCGCCAGCGCCAAGAGCCTTAACAATATCACCCGAATTTTTAATACCGCCATCAGCGATGATTTTTGCATCTCTGTCTGATTTGGCGCACTCAAATATCGTTGCAATCCCCGGAACGCCGTGTCCCGTTTGTATTCTTGTAGTACAAATGCTACCACCTCCAATGCCACATCTAATACTATCAGCACCCCAATCAGCCAGATCATTAAAACCCTCCAGCGTAGCAATATTACCCGCCATTAAGTGAACGCCCTTACCATAAATATCCTTCAGAGTTTTTAATGCGCGCTCCATTAAAATATGGTGGCCGTGCGCAACGTCAAGACAAAGTATATTTGCTCCTGCATCATACAACGCACAAGATCGTTCTTCAAAGTCTCCAGTCACTCCAATTGCAGCCCCCACATTACAGTGGCCGTTGGTCAGCACATCGCGTACCATGGCTGCCTGCTCTTCAATAGAATTATATCTATGGATAACCCCAAGCCCCCCCACCTGAAACATGGCTGCGGCCATTTTTACTTCGGTGATGGTATCCATAGGGCTGGAAATAATAGGAATATCTAATACAATGTCAGAGCCTAAATTTTGACTTAAATTAACGTCGTTTCTGCTTTCTATTGTTGAATATTGCGGCTGCAAAAGAACATCATCGAAAGCCAACTGTTTATCCTTTATAATTTTCTTTGTGATATGTGAAAATACCTTTTGCCGGTATGTATCTAAATCATGTGTGCTCATTTATTCTCCTCTTCTAAAAAACTAAGTAACATTTTTTCTATGTACTCTTTCGTAAACCAAGTTTCATCATCTGGTTTTTCTGGATCTGAAATTTCATATACGTTTTCAGATCCAAAAATATAAAGAGTTGGTACGCCATCTATTGTAAAAAAATCTCTTAGTTTTTTGTTCTCTAAAACATTAACAACAAAAAATTCAAAATGACTTTTATATTTTTCAGCTATTTTCATATAAATTGGAGCTAAGTTGTCACACAAATAACAATTGTTATTTTTAAACTTTACGACGCAGCGTCTCCCGCCTTTAAAAATATCTCTTACAAAACTTTCATCGTTAGTTTCAAGTATCATATTTACTCTTCCCAACAACTGGGGCAATATAGTTGTACCTCATCGCCAAAAACATTAACAAACCAGCTAGTGGCGTGTTCTTTGCTTTTTTTATCAAAATCTTTATTGCAAACTAAGCAATTGTCCGGCAAGCTGCTGAACATATTTAATTTTTTTGTCAGCCTCTTTTCCATTTCTTTGTTTTGTTTTCTTGCAAGTTTTCTTTCTAAGCTACCCATTTTTATTTTCCATTGTTGATATCCTTAAGTGCTGTCTGGCCATTCCTTTTATGGGTGGCCCACGAAATACCACAACTGCGGAGGGGAATGGCGCGGCATTACTAGAATTACCAAACTTTAATCGGCCTTTCACAAAATAGATTTCGTCTGCTTTCATACAATAATCGTGCCACCACTTTGTATCAGTTCTAGACGGAACAAGACATACAACTGTAGTTCCTGTCTTTTCGCCTTCTTCATATGCTTTTTTCATCCATTTGCCTATTTCGCGGCCATATGGAGGATTCATAAAAACTCTATGACCTTCCCAGCCTTTGTTTAAACCATCATCCAGTTCAGTGAAATATTTTTCACATTTAGTAGTTGCTGCAGTTGCGCAAGGATCTAAGTTAAAATCAAATGTATTGTTTAATCTTTCATAAAAATCTTGTGGGGTTTCCCATTCGGTTGATTTGTTTGAAAAGTGTATGGCCATTTTACCCAATTGTGTTTTATCGCTAGACATTGTATTAATACCCCACTCCATTTATCTATCTCCTGTGCTGCCAAGTGCGCCAGCGCCCCTCGTCGAATTTTCATTTAATGTGTCTGTTCCGCACTCCACGACAACGCACGGCTCAACGGGAATTAATACAGCTTGCGCTATTTTTTGGCCGGGTTCTAAAATACGAGCAGCGGCGCCAACGTTGTGTAAATTAACAAACACTTCGCCGTCATAGCCGCTATCAACCACACATGCGCCGACGAGCAATTGTTTCTTTGCTGCCACGCTTGATTTGTTTTTGATTTCTAACATAAAGCCGTAAGGGACTTCAACTTTTATTCCTGTTGGAACAATCTTTGATTCATCCGGATGTACACAATAATCTGCTCCATATAATGGATGTTCTGTCTGATCTGGACAATAGAATAAATCGATTCCAGCATCTGCTGCATGTGCTCGCACTGGCAGTTTCGCACTTTCTCTAATTTTATAAACTCTTAAATTCATTTTGCCTCCAAAGCATATGTAAATAATACACAATTTTAGAAGCAATGTCAAATAAAAAAAGCCCCAACTTTCGTCAGGGCTTAAAAAATATTTTTTATTTATTTAGAAGTTTTTGGCTTCCAAGCTTTTTTAAATTTTGACGTGCGCGCAACTGCAGTTTTTGCCTTGGGTGCAGCCTTGGCTTTAGGTGCAGGCTCGGCTTTGGGCGCCGGCTCGGCTTTAGGTGCAGGCTCGACTTCAGGCGTAGCCTCGGCTTTTGCTTTTGCAGCCCTTGCTTTAGCTGCAGCCGCTCTTCGGCGCCTACGTTTAATAAATGATGCAACCATGTTTTTCCCTCCGACTAACATTATAAATAGTATTCCAAAAATGAAAAATTATCCAACAAGCTTAAAATTATATTTAATTGACCTTGTGCTAAAACCCCACTTACTATTATAATCAAGCTTAGCCATATATGGTTTATTCAAAAACAACTGTTGGCCTTCTTTTACGCCCCAACATTTAATAGAGTTTAGTTTGCT